AATTCCTCCTCTAGCTAATTTAGGTATTTCTAACCCTTCAGCTTGGTAATCTTTTTGGATATTTTTATATCCTGCATAATCTTTATATTTTAAACCAAATAATGCAGCAAATGGATTACTTTCAAATGATTCTTTTTCTCTTTTCAATCTTTCATCTAAAAGAATTTTGGTTTGTTGTCTTATTTGATCTTCTATATTCTTTTTTTGATCTTCAGAAGCTGTTTTAGATTCTTCTTGAAGTGATTGCTTTTTAGAAGCAGCTATTTCTGCTGTTGATGCTATATCTCCTGTAAGAATATCAAATAAACTTCCTCCTTTAGATAAAGTAAAAGCCATTCTTTCAAAGAATGAAGCTAAAGTATCTATTGCTCCTCCATCTACTAAATCAGTAAATATTTCTTTAACTCTTTCAACAGATTCATTAAATTTAGTTTGAGCATCAAATTGCTTTTGAGCATCTTGTAATGATTTACCGTCTAATATACCTTGTTCAATAGCGGCTGCCTTTTTTTCTAAAGCAGTAGCTGCTGCAAAATCTTTATTAATTCTGGCTAATTTGGCTTGTTCTCTTAATTGTTTGGTAGTATTTCCTGCTGTTTTCTCAATTAATTCTTGTTTATATAAACTATCAGCTAATTCATTAGAACTCATTCCTAAAGTTTTAGCTATAGCTTCTTGTTGAATTCGGTTCATATTACTAAACTTAGAAGCTGTGATTCCTTGTTTAGCTATTTCTTGAGTTAAACCAGCTATATCATTATTTAAAGCAAATTCACGTGCTTTTTCTAAATTAATATTTCTACCAGTTAAAAGTTCAGCCTCTAATTCAGCGGAAATAGAAGATTCAAAATCAAGTAAAGTATCAGCTACTTTATTTACTTGGTCTAAATTTAAACCTAATTTTTTAGCTTCTAAAGTTGCTTTTACTAATTCAGCTGTATTTCCTCTAAAATTTAGTTGTATTAATTTACTTGTTTTAGCTACCTCTGATAGAATTTTTCTTCCATCGGCTTCAATTTTATTTCTATTGGCAAAAGCTGCTATTTGATCATAAACTAAATCTATTCCTTTTTCGGATTCTATATTATTTATTGCAAATGTTTCTTGTAAAGCTAAAGCATCCTCTTTTTGAATACCTAATAAATTAACAAGTTCTACTTGAGCTTTAACTTGATCTTTGGTTGCTATCGTTGTAAATTCAGTAAGTTGACTAATATCATCAAAAGCTTCTGTAAGATCTTTTGTACCAAATCTTATATCGTCTACTTCTTTTTTTATTCCTATTAAATTGGAATATACTCCTCTAGCTGCTTCTTTACTAATATTTAAATTTCTAGCTATATTTGTAACTCGTTTATCAGCTTCAAACATAGCTTCTACTAATGCTTGAATAGCTTCAACAGCTATAGTAATTAAAGCTAAAGGACCTAAAGCGGCTTTTAATGAAGGACCTAAAGCTTTAACTCCAGCTCCTAAAGTACCAAAACTACTAGCTCCATTAGCGGCAGCTGCTTGCATAGCATCTTTAGCTCCATCTACATCTAAAATATCTCCTAAAACAGGTATCTTTTTAAAACCACTTAATAATTTTCCTCCTAATCCTACCTTGGCTTCAATTTTAGAAGCAGAATCTGCTTGTTTCTGAAGATTATCAGCTATAGATTGAGTGTTTTCTTTTTCAGCCTCTAGTTGTTCATTTATTTCTTTAAGGGCTTCTAATTTAAACTGAATATTTTCTAATTCTTCTCCTTGTAAACCAATAGATTCGTTAGTAAGTACTTCTATTTCTTGAGCTATATCTCTTTGAGATAATTCAATATTAAGTTGTTGTTGTCTAACTTTAGCTATATCTTTAGCTACATTGTTTAAAGATAATTGCCCTGTAATTAAGTCTTCTTGATTTTCTACTAATTTATCAGCTAATTTATTATTAGTAGTATAAATTTGGGTTAATTTTTGAGATAAATCTTTGTTTTCTTTAACAAAAGGTAAAGTACTTTTTAGAGCATCACCATATTGTCTGGTTGAAAGTTTTATACTATCATAACTTGTTAATTGTTTATTTAAATTTTCAGTTATATCATCAATAGCATTAGAATAATCATCAATAGTATTTAAAAGTTCTTTAAAAGATTGATTAGTAATATCCTTAGCTATTTTTCCAGCTCTAACAAGTCTTTCTTTTAATAGTTTTTCGGACCTATTTAATTCTTGTTCAAAATTATCTGCCATTTAGTATAAATATTAAAGGCATCACTTTTTAGATGCCTTTGTAACGTATGTAGGTACTTTTACTTTTTTATTTTTGGATGCTTCTTCTTTAGCTATTCCATTAACCCAACTATCTTCATTTGGATTTTTATTTTTATGATTATACCATTCCTGTAATTTATTAAAAGTATAATTTCTTAACCATAAAGGCATATTATAAACTGTGTTATAATCATATCCTCCATTTCCATGAAATACTATTTCATGTATTTGGTTAAAAATATTTACCCTAAAAGAATTTATATTATTTAAGGTCAGGCCAAAAAAAGTTAAGATTAATTGGGATGTTGATGTCCTCCTCAACACCGTCAATATTAACTTTATAACTTAAATCAATATCAGGGGATACAGATAACATGTATAATCTAAGAGCTCTAGAATCAGCAGCTAATAAGTAATTATCTACAAAATCTTTAATGTTATTTTTATCAGAATTACTATCAATAGAAACAATCTGATGTTTTAATTTAGTAGTAATTTCTGAGGATGATTCTTTATTAATTTTTTTAAAGCCTTCAATTTCTTGTTTTACTTTTTCTTCATCCTTATTAGTCAATATTTTAAATTCTATTTTATTTCCTGAATTAGGAAGGGTAAATAAAAATGTTCCTTTTGAGGTTATTAATGTTGTATCAAAAGGTTTATTTTCAATAGTAGTTAAATCTATAATGTATTCTTTATTATTATATTTAAATGAATAATCTTTACCATAACCTAAAACACGAGAAGCAATTAAAATAGCATTTTTATCTCCAGGTATAATATCTTTAATATCTATTTTACCCATAGTTAACGCTTCTAATAATTTATCTAAAACTATACCTTTAGAAATGTAATTTTGGTTAGTTAAAATGTCTTCTTCTTTAGCAGTCATGTACTTCATTTCAATAGTACCGCTTTTTAATGGATGTCCTTCGGGATAAACTAAACCTTTTGAAGGCAAATCAACAACTTCTGTTGGGAAACTAAATTCACTCATAAACTTATTTTGTTATAAATATATAAAAAACAAAAAAGCTCGCAATTTCTTGCGAGCTCTTTAATAGTTTTTTTATTAATTAGAAGTTTAAGATACAGTAGTCAGGTTGAACTGTCATTGTGATATTTACTGCAGTACCATCATCATCCCAGTTGTAATCACCAAAATTAGATTCAGTAATCATAGCACCTTTAATAATCCATTCTGATACAATATCACCTACAGGACCTAATACATCAAATGTTAAATCTTTCTTATAAAAATCAGAATAACCATCACGGCCAGTTACTGATTCATGGTGTAAACGTACCCATTCCATTACTGCTTGAGCACCCGAAGGGGTGATTGGGTCAAATAATGTAAACTGAATGGTACCCCATGTTGTTTTACCTTTAACAAAACGTTGAACGTTAATATGATTAAGAGCTACTGCTGTTTGGGATAAGTTTACCGCACCAACACCTTTGATTTCATAAGCAGGAATACCGTCAATATACATAATGAATCGGTTGGTTTGCTTTGGTTCAAAAGCGGTGAAAAATATTTCGTTTGGATTTAATACTGCCATTTTATTTATTGTTTATTATAAATATTCAAATTTTTAAAAATTATTCAAAAGTTACTCCTGTTGGTAAAATGTTGAAATTCAAATAAATAAATTCAGCAGTTTTAGTAGGTTGTAAATAAATAGCTCCAACTAATTGGTTTCTATCGATTACATCTGCTGTGTTATTTGAATCATCCATTACTACCTTGAAAGCATACAAACCTTGTCTTTGTTGAACTGATTCTAAATATGGATTTACTTGAGATAAGAAAGTATTACGAGTTGCAATAGTATTTTGTTCAAATACTAAATTATTTGCTACTTGAGAAATGTATGATTTTAGAGAAATCAATAAACGACGAACATTTACTCTATCAAGAGCAGATGCTTTAGTTTGTAATGTTTTCTGACCATATACTACAGTTCCAGTTCCTGGGAATGTTGCAATTGGGTTAACTTTTCCGTTGTATAAAGTATCTCTATTTGCTTGAGATAATTTTTGTTCTGCTCTAATCACATTTCCTAATCCACCTCTGTTAATACCTGCAGGAGCGAACCAAGGCTCACTTACTGAATCGTTATAGGCATAAACACCACCAATCATAGTTGATGCAGGTACCCAAACATTTGCTCCAGTATCAGGATCAATTGTTTGAACCCAAGGCCAATATGAAGCAGCATATGAAGTATTACGAGAAGCAGCTTGTGCTGTTGTTGTGGAAACAGTTGAATCATAAGGTACTAAATCCAATACAAAAATACTATCACCTCTATTTTCAGTATTAGAAATAATTGATGAACATTGAGAAGTTTGTAATGAATTAAATAAACCAGGAGTTAATAACACATTAAATCTGTAGTCATCTTGGTTTGATAATAAACTAATCATATTGCTATAACTAGCACTATTAATACCTTGAGCAAAATTACCATCAGTAATTGTATTATAATACTGAGCTTTTCCATTAAATAAATTACCAGTTGCTCCTTGGAAAGCACCACTAGCATTTAATGGAATTGAACTAGTATATTCTGCTTTAAAAGTACCATCATTTTTAAAATAATTTGGAGTTGGTAAATTCACTGATTTAACTCTTACATATTTTGAAATATTAGGGTAAGAGCCTGATACTTGGATTTGGTTATTTGATGAGTTATAATTTAAAGTATAATCACCAATTACTTTTGTAATATAATTTGGAGCAAAAGGATCCATAGACAAATTAGTCCATGTTTCTAATACAACAGGATTATTAGTTGTATCATTACCTTGTCTAATTAATAATGAGAAAGTACCTGATGAAGTATCTGAATTAGAAATCTGCCATCTGATATTATCTGCTGAACCACTTGGTAAAGTACCATCACTAGCTAAACTTGAGCTACTGTTCATGATAATACCTTCAGATAAAGTTTCTAATACAAAAGCTGCAGAAGCAGAGTTAGAAGCTGAAATTGGGGATGATTCGGCAGAAGTAAATGAACCTGTTACTACTCTTGCTACTAATAATGATTCACCACCATTGGCGAAATAATTGTAAGCGGCAATTGATGTAAAATAGGTATAAACTTGACTTGCACTTTGGAAAGTTGTTCCAAAAGTATTTTGATATTGACTGTATGAAGTAACAATTGTAGGAACTTCTACAGGACCTTTTACAGTTGGACCAATGATTGCAGCGCCAACAGTTACTGGTTGTTGGGTGATAAATGACTGGTCATTTTCTAAGGCTAATACGCCAGGTGATATTAAAGTTGATGCCATTTTATTTAGTTTTTATTCTGTTATAAATATATTAAAAAATCTCAAAAGTAAGATTAACTTATAACTATTTAAATAAAAACCTTTGAATATAAATATGTATTTTATCTGTAAACTATTATAAAGTTTACATCATCGTTTGAAGAGGCACCTACTTCTTTAATTAAGAATGAACCAGCTCCTGGTGATACTTCTTCAACAAATAAAGTACTTGCTATGGGTGAAGTTGAACCTGAGGCTTTAGTGGCTGTAACCCAATAATCCATTTGAAATATTTTTCCTGTTAAAGCTACAGGATTAATAGCGGCTGAAACTCCAGATCCTAAAGTAATGGAACCTGCTAACATTCCTAAATTACCTGGTCCAACAAATGTTCCTCCTCCTTTTTGTAAATAATTTTGAGGATTTGAAACTATATAAGTAGAGGTAGTTGAATTACCACTTAAATCACCAGTAATACTACCTGTAACTCTCATACTTCTTGTTAATACAAAAGAACCGGATAAAGTAATGTCATATTGTGTAACACCAGTAAAAGCATCTACTGATTGAGTAACGTGTCCTACTTGAATTGTAGCTCCGTTTGTTATTCCTGCTTTAGATAATACTGCCATTTATTTATAAATATTATAAACCAAATCTTCCTTTGGTTGCGTTGTAGTTTTGTAGGATTTCTTGTGGGGAGAGGGCTCGGTTGTAGATTTGAAAAATATAAGAAATTACATTTGAAATTCCATACCCATCACCAGGAGATGAGGCTACAAAATACGGTTTTACAGTCCCTGCAGATACTGGGGTTAAGTGGCTATTTGAAGTTGTTATTAAAACTCCATTTTTATATAATGAACCCACTCCTGAATTAAAAGTATATGTGTAATTATATATTGTATTTACTGCTATTGAACCAGAAGCACATCCTGGAGAACTTGGATTAAATCTATTACCTAGATCTGTTCCACAATAAATACTACCAACCGAGGTTGTATGCCAAATAAAATCTCCCCAATTGTTTATTATAAATCCGGGGTTATAATTTCTAAGTTGTAGAGGTTTAAACCAGAAATTTACTGTAAAAGATGAAGGTACTAATATTGAACCTGAACAATAATCATCTACCCCATCAAATACAATAGACCCTAAAGACCCAGTATTAAAAGTAGGTCCATTAATTAACGTTCCATTATTTCCATTCCCAGACTTATCAAACCAGGTAGTACCTGACCCGGGATAAGATTTTCTGTTACCGGCATCCAGGTTTAAAACCAGTCCGTCTGTGATTATATTTGGTCCTCCGAATGCTGACATAGTGTTTTAGATTCCGTATCTGCCTCTTAGGGCGTTAAAGTTTTGTGAGACTTCTTGGGCGGTGAGGGC